CTACGATAATATTAGAGAAGAAGCAATTGAGCTTCAACCTAAAATGATTATTGCTGGTGCAAGTGCATATCCTCGTCAAATCGATTGGAAAAAGTTTAGAGAAATTGCTGACGAAGTAGGTGCTATTCTACTTGTCGATATGGCTCACTATTCTGGTCTTATTGCCGGTGGAGTATACGATAGTCCTGTTCCTTATGCAGATGTTGTTACATCAACTACTCATAAAACACTACGAGGCCCTCGCGGTGGGATCATTCTTTGGAACAATAAAGACTATTCACGTAAAATTAATAGTGCTATATTCCCAGGAACACAGGGTGGACCATTGATGCATATCATTGCAGCAAAAGCTCAGTGTTTTATCGAAGCTCTTGATTTATCATTTAATAATTATGCAGCTCAAGTAGTTAAAAATGCTCAAGCAATGTGTGAAGTATTTAACAGACACGGATATAAAGTTTTAACTGGTGGTACTGATAGTCATATCATCTTAATGGATTTAAGTGACAGTAAATATAGTGGTCGTGAAGCAGCAGACAGATTAGAAGCAGTTGGTATTACAGTTAACAAAAACGGAGTACCAAACGATCCACGTACATTTATGGAAACAAGTGGTATTCGTATCGGAACTGCGGCTGAAACTACTCGTGGTTATGACGAAGCTCGATTTAAAGAAATCGCTGAAATAATTTGCGACGTACTGCAATAGGAGACTTATGCCAACATATTCATATGAATGTAAAAAGTGCGGACATGAATTTGATATAATGCAAAGGATAGTTGATGACGCACTTACTGACTGTCCTGAATGTAAAGCAAAAGAATTGAAAAAAGTAATTAAACCTAACGATGGTGGGTTCGCATTAAAAGGAAAGGGCTGGTTTAAGAGCGGCGGGTATTGACTATAAATAACTCTATATGAATAAACTATGGAGTTATTATGTGGTTGTACAAGGGTGAGGAATTCACCTCCGAAATGATTGAAGATTGGGTAGGGTTTGTTTACCTTATCACCGATCAATCAAATGATATGAAGTACGTGGGTAAGAAATTACTCACATCAAAACGAAAGTTACCGCCGCTTAAAGGTAAGAAGAGACGAAGAACTGTAGTAAAAGAAACCGATTGGCAAAAATACTATGGATCTTCTGAAGAAGTTAAATTGATGGTTGAGGAGAAAGGTGCAAATAATTTTCACCGTGAGATCTTAACCTTATGTAAAAGTAAAGGTGAACTTGGTTATTTAGAAGCCAAGTACCAATTTGAGCACGATGTTTTGTTAAGAGACGACTATTATAACGGTATCATCCAATGTAAGATACATAGGAACCACGTAAAAAGTTTAAAATAACAGTTGACAAACAACTTTTCATATAGTATAATAAAAATATGGCGTATTCAAAAAAAGTAGTAGAAAGGTTTGAAAGTGTTTTAGAGAATCCAGCAGAATATAGTGTTGGAAGATTTGATCCTAACGATCCAAGAGTAGCAACCGGAATGACTGGTGCACCTGCTTGCGGTGATGTTATGAAATTACAATTAAAGTTAGATGATAACGAAAGAATTGTAGATGTGAAGTTTAAAACGTACGGCTGTGGTAGTGCTATAGCAAGTTCAACGATGTTTGTTGAAATGTTAAAAGGCAAGACAATAGAAGAAGCAAAGCTTATCAAAGATAAGGATATTGCTGACTCTTTAGAACTACCACCAATTAAATTGCATTGTTCTGTACTAGCAGAAGATTCGATTAAGAAAGCAATTGAAGACTGGGAGTCTAAGAAAGATTCTATGGTTGGACATAATAATCCGCCAAAATAACAGTTGACATTTGTTTGAAAGTATGATATATTAGATAATATAAATTTATTATCTTTCAATGGAGAATATTATGATTGTAACTCGTAAAAGCGTTCTTACCGGTAAATCCCGTACAAGAAACATCTCAGTAGATCCAAAGGATCTAGCACTGTATGAAAGCGGTGCTTGTTCTATGTCGGATGCTATGCCTTATTTAAACTCCTCTGATAGAGACTTTATTATGGTTGGTATAACTGACAACGAGCTGAAAAATGCTTTCTCAAAAGAATTGAAAGCGATCGTCAATGATCAATTTGGAGCTTAAGTTTGATTGTACTATTTAACGGGCCACCGGCCTGCGGAAAAGACCATGCAGCTGATTACTTTAAAGGTAAGGGATTTAAACATCTTTCCTTTAAGTATCAGTTATTTAAAGAAACGATTAAGTACTTTAATGTTGGATCTGAATGGTTTATGGAACGCTATAATGATCGTTCTTTAAAAGAAGTTCCAACACACTGGCTTGGAAACATGTCCTGTCGTGAGGCAATGATCTATGTTTCAGAAGAAAAAATTAAACCTCGTATGGGTTTAGATTACTTTGGTAAACTCGTAGCAGATGAAATTGATTTGTCGAAAGATTATGCAATTTCTGATGGCGGCTTTATCGATGAGTTATTACCGGTAGTTGAAAAGGTTGGTAAAGAAAACTTTAGACTTGTTCAACTTACCCGTGAAGGTCACGACTTCTCGTCTGACTCTCGTAGATACTTTGATGGTAACATAACTAAAGAATATATACTTAATAAACCAACAAAAGTTGAAAAAAAGTATGTACTTCCTCATAAGTTTGATGTACAATCATATAGAGTACACAATAACTCAACTCTTGAAGAGTTTAATGAAACTCTAAAAGAGATCTATGAAAATGAAATAAATATTAATGTGAAATAGGAGCTATACTATGTTAAATCAAGATGAAATCAAAACTGCACTTCATAACGGAGTTTGTTCTGTAACCTTTACAAAAGTAAACGGCGAAGAGCGAGTAATGCAGGCTACACTTAAAGCAGATCTTCTGCCGGCAGTTGTAGAAAAAGTACTTGCCGAAGGCGAAACACCACCGGCACCTAAAAAACCTAACCCAAGTGTTCTAGCAGTGTATGATGTAAATGCACCTGGATGGCGCTCATTCCGCTGGGACTCTTTGAAAAGCTTTCAAGTGGAGTAATAAATGAGCATGATTTATAATGGTGACGTCGTAGAGACTGAACTATCTAAAAATTCAAAGGGTGGAACCGAGATGATGCGTCAGCGTCTTCTCGACACCGTCCAACCTGAATTGTTAAATGGGTTTGCAATTCATTTTTCACGTCCAAGGGATATTCCTGAAGACGTAACTAATGTAATGTATTGTCACGATCTTGCTGAAGATCCAGAAAATGTGATCTTAAAAGACGGTGGATGGAAGAAATTCGATCACTTTGTCTTTGTATCTCAGTGGCAACGTGATCAGTATATTACATACTTTCAAATTCCATATTCTAAATGTACTGTTATTCCTAATGCTATTGAAAAGCGTTATGAAGCAGAAGAAAAGAATACGGAAACAATTAGATTTATCTATCACACTACTCCACATCGTGGTTTAGAATTGCTAGTACCAGCATTTGATGCGCTGTCAAAAGAATACGAAAACATCCATCTCGATGTGTATTCATCATTTGCTATCTATGGTTGGCCTCAAAGAGACGATCCATACGTTAAATTGTTTACAGAGATACACAATCATCCAAAGATGACGTATCACGGTTCTGTTCCTAACGATCAGGTACTTAAAGCGTTAGATAAGTCGCACGTGTTCTTATATCCAAATATATGGAAAGAAACATCGTGTATCGCGTTAATTGAAGCAATACGTTCTGGACTTATATGTATTCATCCAAATTATGGCGCCTTAGCTGAAACAGCAAGCAATGCTACGATTATGTATGATTACACCGAAGATCCAACAGCTCATGCTTCAATGGCATATGCAGTCGGTAAAAGTGTACTCGAGGCTCAGAAGAACGATCCTCAATTCTTTAACCGGTTTACAAGATCGGATAAGTTTGGTCTTGTCCCTAACGATATCGACACTTTTGGTCATCTATGGACTAAACTCCTAAGAGAAAAAGCTGTCGCTGAAAATAAGGGTTGACAATTACATCTACATGGTTTATTATAGATCATGTAGATTAAATTAAAACGGAAAATATTATGGCTATATTAGTAGACTACAATCAGGTTATCCTAGCTTCGCTGTTCGCAAGTATCGGTAACCACACGGATGTGGCAGCAGATGAAAATATCATTCGCCACATGTTTTTAAACTCAATACGATCAAACCGTAAAAAATTCTCAGAAGAGTATGGTGAAATCGTAGTTTGTTGCGACGGTAAAAATACGTGGCGCAAAGAGGCATATCCTTACTACAAAGCAAATCGTAAAGCTGGTAGGGATAAATCAGGAATGGACTGGAATGCATTGTTCCAAATAATGAATAACGTTCGTTCTGAAATCAAAGAATTCTTTCCTTATAAGGTAATTCATTTAGATCATTGTGAGGCAGACGATATCATCGGTACTGTTATTCATGAAAATGGTTCTGAATTGAATATTGGATCTGAAAAGTTTCTTATTCTTTCAGCTGATAAAGACTTTATTCAGTTGCAAAAATATGCAAACGTAGATCAATATGATCCTATTCGTAAGCGTTGGATTCGAAACGATCAACCTTCGGCCTACCTTGAAGAACATATTCTTAAAGGCGATACAGGCGATGGTGTACCAAACATTCTATCACCAGATAACTGTTTAGCAGTTGGTGAACGCCAAAAAGCTATGACTAAAAAGCGTTTGGCTCTTTACTCTCAAGGTCCAGAAGTAATGGACGAAGAAACACTACGACGTTTCTATCGTAATAAAATGATGATTGATCTTAATGAAATTCCTCAAAAGTATCAAGATCAAGTTCTGGAAGAATATAACAAAGAGGAAAGTGTTGGTAGAGAACATCTATTTAATTTCTTTGTAACAAAGAAACTTAAGCACTTAATCACAGATATACAGGATTTCTAAGTATGGCAATAAGAAAATCAATAACGGACATTATTAACGAGTGTGCAGCGCATAAAACGCCTAAGGCTAAAATCGAGGCGTTACGGGCAAACTCTAAT